TCGAACAGGCCGAACAGCAGCACGAACACCATTGCAAGCATGACCATTGCGAGCGTGTAGATGGCCACCAGCAGGATGTGCCGCTGGACGACCTGCATCACTTATCCGCCTTGCGGTCCAGGCGTTCGAAGATGGCCTTCAGCATCTCCTTCAGATCCTGGATGTCGGTCTTGTAGTCGTCCTTGCTGACGTACTTCGTGTGCAGCGCCCGCTCCAGCGTCTTCATGTCGTTTTGCAGCAGGCGGATCGAGTCCCACACGACCTTCAGCATCCAGCCCATCGCCGCCCCGGCCACGCCGATGACGAGGTTCACAAGATCCTGCGACATAGGCGGCAACCCTACTCGGACTGGAGAAGCATCTGTTGGACCGTAGGCGACATTAAGTTGAGGGTGCGAGGGTCAATCGGCGCCGTTACGTCGCCCCGACGCATACCCGAGCCCAACCGCGCCGCCTCAAACTCAGCCAAAGAGTTCCGCAACAGGCGGCCGCCATAGCCGGTTGCCATCGTCGGGATGGCCAGCGCGGCCGTATAGGGGTTAGCCGCCACCGAAGCCAACCCGGCCATTCCGCCGGTTTGTGCAACCGTAGACAGGACGCCGCGAGGGGTCAAACCCGGCGCCAGTTGGCTAAGAATTCGCGCGCCGCCTCGGCTACCTTCGGCGCGAGCAATTCGTTCAATGTTGGCCACTTCGGCTGGCGTAAAACCGTGGCTGTCGCCGCGCTGGATCGACCGCGCCAAGTTAGCAAATTCGTTCCGCAGCGCCTCATCCATGCGGCCGTTGGTGGCCGTAGCCGAGAAGCGAGCCCGCTCGACCAGATCTTCGATCTCGTCGCTCTTACGCATCCGCGACCACGCCGACCGGGCCTCACGGATAGCGGACGACGCGGCGGCGCTGTCGCCGCTAACGACGGCGTTGACCGGCGGTTGAAGGGCGAAGTTGTCAATCTCGCGGGTGATGATGCTGCCGATGCGGCGTTCGTCAGCGTCTGTGCTAAGACGCGCGCCACGCGCAACGCGACGCAGAATATCAAGGTCTTCAAAACGGACGGGCGCCGCTGCCGTGCCCCCCGCCCCCGGCGCGCCCGCTTCTTGAACGCGACGTAGCGCGGCCGCCGCTTTAGGGTGCAGCGTCTCATCAAACCCTGCGCTGCGAAGCTGCTGGGCCAAGCCTTGCCCAAAGGTTTGGATTGCGGTCGGGTCGTAGGTCACGCCAGCATTCTCTGCGCGGGCATACGCCACGCGAGCGTCCCGTCGAAGTTCCTGTGGCGTGGGAGCGGTAGCCATACGAGCAGTTGCGGCCGTTCCGCGGGCGACGTTGCCTGCTCCAGTTACTGTGCGGCCACCCACTACGGCGCCCAGCAAGCTGGCCGCCATACCCGCATAAGGATCGTCAACGTCGCCATACTCGCGTAGGGCGGTCGGCGCCGCAGCGCCGCCAGCGCCGGCGCCTGCTTGGACGACAGGCTGGCGGCTCAGTTCAGTCATAACATTCCGCGTCACCGACGGCGAAAGCTGCCGTGCCAGCATGTTGAGCGCGCCGGCTTGCCCCGCTGCGCCCGTCGCGCCCGACACACCCGCCGACAACACTTCCTGCCCCGGCGTCTGAGGACGGCGGCCAAGGCCGAAGTACTCGTACAGCGCCTGGATGTTCTCCGACGGCAGCGGGACACGCGTGCCGCCAAACAGCGGCGTGGCGACATTGTAGCCGGTCGTGGCGATGTCACCGAGGGCGAGGCCAAGCGGGGCAAGACCGGCACCGGCAATTGCGCCTGGCAGGCCGCCGAACGGCGCACCCGCCGCCGCGCCAAGACCGGCGGCGGTCGCGTAGGGATAAGCTGCGCGGGCGGCGACACCGACGTTCTGCGCGACCGACGTGTCGGGCTGGCGGCGGGGACCGGCGAAGGGATCGGTGATCGCCCCGCCCGCCGCAAACGGATCAACGATGGTCGGTGCGGCGGCGCGGAACGGATCGACGATCTCAACCATCATCGGCCTCCGTAGGTCCGGTTCCAGAAATCCGTAAGCTGCTGATCCGTCGCGCCGGGGTTAGCCCGACGCGCAGCGGCCAAGAACTGCTCCAGCGTCGGTGCTGCGCCAGCGGCAGGTGCCGGCGGTGCGGCTTCGCGGCGCGGGCCTGGCGTCTGCTCACGGCTGGGCGCGGCGGCGGAGGGCGGCGCCGAAGCGCCAGCACCGCCCTGCGAGCCGTGGATAACTTCTTCAAACGCGGCCCGAAGGTTAAGAAGGTTCTGTCGGAATTGAGCGGGAGATTGCGCTTGGCTAAGGTTACCCAACGCGGCCTGCAAAAACTCAATTTCGCGTACAGTCACGTTACCAAGGGCGCCGCCGGTCGGGCTTTCTTGGCGCATCTGGTTAAGCTGTTGGAAGCCCACATTAGCCCGAACTGTATCCAGCAGCGCCCGGATATCGAACGCGGCAGTGCCGGGCACAGCCGAAAAAACGGCGCCCGGAAGCCCGGCTGTCGGAAGCCGCGCCGTGTTTACCAAATCCAGCGCGCGGTCAATCTCTCGCATGACGACATTGCCGGCCTGCACCTCACTCGCGCGGCGGCGCTCTTGCGACGTGGCGGTGGGAGAGCCGGGGATCGGCTCAACGGCCCGGAAATCCGGCGTGTAGCGGAAGTCCTGCCGAGGCGCGGGCAAAGCCACGCGCCGCTCTTGTTCAAGACGCTGCGCGTCGGCCATCGTCAGCGGCGGCGTCATGACGTTGCGAGGCGCGGCGCCCGGCGCCATGGCGTTCGTCGGCTGACCACCGCGAGCCGCATTCAGCATCTGCTGGGCTTGGCCAGGGCCGCGGTCCATAGCGTTGCCGGCCCACTCGATTACTTGGCCAACGGTCGTCCCCCGCAGGAACGGATTGGCGTTTATAACGTCTTCAGTCAGCACGCGGTCAGCCGGCAAGTTGGGATCACCAGCCGCCGCGCGCAGAAGGTTCTGCGCGCCAGTCGCGCCGAAGTGGTGCGCGAGGTAGACGTTCTGGCCCGTCGCAGCAAAGCCGCCGCGGGTCAACGCCTGCGCGTTCTGCTGCATGTACGCCGGGCCAAGCACTTCTTCGACGCGGCGGCCGTCAGGCAGCGTCGTACCGCGAAGGGCCAGGATCTCTTCGTTTGAACGCCCGCGGGCTTGGTCCGGAAAATTGCGGCGGAACTGGTCGATAAAGGTAGAGTCACGGAACTGGAAGTCGCCCTGCGCCGACGAGCGCGGGTTCTGGCCCGTGCCTTCTGCCCGACGGACACCAGGCACCATGGCCAGGATGTCCGTGGACTGCGACAGCGGCACGCGGGCGCCAGCGGCGGGAGCGGTGGGCTGGCGTGCCGGTGTGGCGGGCTGCGGAGCGGTGGGCTCGCCTCCCGGTTCTTCCACGGCCAGCCGATAAGTGCCCCTTTCGGGATCTGTTATCACCGGAATGTTGCCGGGGCCTTGGCCAACCGTCGGACGCGGCGGCGTCGTAGGCGCGGTAAAGCGGATGCTGTTGGAAACCGGGTCATAAACGCTTTGCCCGGGAGAAAGATTGGACGTCGCCAAACTCTGCGCGCCCAGCGCAAGGCTGCGGATCAGCTCCGGGCTGTATTCGGGACGGAAGAACTGCGCATACTGCGGGAACCGGGCCAAGAGTGCGGGGCGCAAAACCGAATAGTCCTCGGCGTTGCGAACGGTGCCCAGAAGGGTTTGCGCCGTCTGAAGGGCCTCGCGGTCATTCTGCGACTGGATGCGCTCGATCTGCGCCCGCTGGTACGCCCGCTGCCCCGCCGCCTGCTCAAACTGCGGCGCCAGCATCGGCGCGACGCGGCGAAGCTGGCTAAGTCCCTCCGGCGTGTTGATGTCCACACCCGACGACAGCAGACCGCGAAGCGCGTTGCGCTCCTGCGCCGTCTCCCGCGCCTCCTCCATCCGCATCCGGTTGAGTTGAAGGTTTTGGGCCTGCCCGTACAGCTCCCCGATGTTGGGCATCTGGAAGGGGCGGACCTGCAAGGCGATGGTGTTATCGACCATGTGCGTCAGCCCTCGTTTCCGAAACCGCTGAACATCGGAGAAAGACCAGGGGCCGCATAGCCACCACCGGGGCCAGCATAGCCCGGTTTGGTCGGGTTCATGTAGTTGTACATCAAGTAGTTTTGCATACCCGACGACAGCGCGCCCGTCAGGGCGTTGGCTTGGCCGACATAGCCCGACGCGCGGGCCTGACCGGCTCCGGTGTAGCCCGAAGCCTGCGCGTTACCGGCGCTCATATACGTCCCACCTACGCCGCGGCCGACGTCGCCAGCAGCGTTCGTCAGAACGTTTGTGCTGGTCTGGCCTTGGCCAAGAACGCCTTGAAGCGGGTTTAGCTGCGCGTTGCGGTTGGCTTGGTAGCGAGCATAGGCGTTGCCGTACTCAGACGAGGCCAGATCCTGCCCGAACCGCTGCACGCCCTTAAGGGTAGCGCCCGACAGCAGACCGCCACGGGCCGCCGCCGACCGCTCGATGGCTTTCATACCCTCGCTCATGCGGAAGCCATAACCGGGATCGGCCTCAAAGTCGGACATGCTAAAGTCGCGGGTGTAACGCCCAAAGTTAGGGTCGGCGGCGTTGCCACCCTCCAGCCCCAACAGCGTCAGCAGCCGGTTCTGGGCGCTTAGGCCAGCCTGGCGGAACGGCTCTTGCAGCTCCACCTGGCGCTCAAACATCTCCCGCTGCGCGGTAGCAGCACGGTCGGCAGCAGCAACCTGCGCGTTAGCGGCGTCGCGGGCCGCGTTGGCCTGCGTGCGGGCCGCGCTACGCGAACCAAGGACGCCAGCGCCAGCGCCGAGAGCGCCTGCGCCGAGGATGGCGGTTTCGATACCCATTATGCGGCCCTTCCGACACTACCGTCGTCGTAGACGTTAAACCCTAACCGCCGAAAGATATCAAACATGTAGTCGTGCCCCGGCGCGATACGGCTAAACGCGCCTTCATCCGCAAAAAGTTGCGCTATCACGCCTTTGGTCGCCCACTTCTTTCGCCACTCCGGCAGGATGGAAACGTGGACCTCTCCGTCCTTAAAGTAGGCGGCGCCGATGCGCTCGCCGTCCCGAACGATAGCCTTCACCGTCCAATCTTCCAGCGCGGCTTCGTATGCCTCATAGTCAACCGGCGAAGACCAATCAGTCGCGGCATAGCCTACGGCCAGCCCCGCCTTTCGGTCGTCCACCAGCGTTGTCGGCATGTTCGCTCCCCCCGTCAGAGCTTAATGCACGCCAGAAGCGCGATGTTGCGCGGGCGTGTCTCGGTGCCGCCCGTGGCGTTGGTCGTGAAAGTATGGTTGTGAGCGCCGCCAGGCGCAGTCAGACCAGAACCAAAGCTCGCTCCGGCGACGTTTGTGTTGCCCGTACCCGCCGTATCAATCGACAGGTAGCCGTGGTCGTGGTCGGGGGCCGTGCTGGTGGTGCCAGTATGGGTGTGGCTTGCCAATTCTCCGCTCTGGAACGATCCAATAGCGCGCCCGCTATCCACACCGCGGCCATCGTCCCAGCCGCGCAAAAACTCGCCGCGCAAGTCAGGGACGCGGAAGGTCGTGCTGCCGTCGCCGGTCGAAAACGCACCCTGGTTGTTGCTCGCCCAAGTCGCGTCGGACACCAGATTGCCGCTGGTCTGCGCGAAGGCCCACAGAGTAGCGTATGTGGTGCGGCTCAACAGCGCGCCGTTAGCCTTGACCCAGCCCGTTGGGGCAGTTGTCGCGGGAAAATACGCGACGATGCCGGTGAAGCCCACAACAGAGAGCGCCGTCACCGACCCCGCCGTCAACGATCCAGAAACTACAACGTCCCCGACTACGTCGAGCGCCGCCGTCGGGGTCGCCGTCCCAATGCCGACGCCACCAGCGTTGTCGATGATAAACGGCGTCGCGTCTGGGTCCGCGCTATCTTGCACGCGCAAGACCGGGCCGGTGCCGGTCTGCGTAATCTTAAGGGCCGCCGTCGGCGTGTCGCTGTCGATGGTAACATTGCCCGACAGGATGGGCGAGACGGCTGATGTGGGCGCCGAGATGTAATCAACCGTCCAGATCTCGACATCGTTAACGTCGGTCAAGCGGAACTTGTACAGCGCGCTGCCAAGCCAGATGTTTGCCTCGCCGCGCGAGTTGAGAATGACCGGGTTGGTGTTAGGCGTAACGCCCGTGTAGTCCGTAAACGTCGCCTGCGGCGTCGTGGTGCCGGCGACGTAGGTGTAGACCTTGCCGCCCGAGAGAGGCACGCCGGCCGCCGTTGTGAACTGCATCTTAGGCTGGGGGGTTAGGACGGCCATTATTCACCTATGTTCGCGGCAACGGTGAGGATAACAGAAGGGACCGCCGGTGAGAAAGCGGTTGCTGCGGAGGCTTGGATAGATACGTTTGTGTTATCCGTCGCCCACCTCAAGCGAAAATAGTCGTCCGTGTTCATACGAAGAAAGAAGTTCCAGGCCGCCAAATAGGCTTCGCCAGAACCTTTCATTGTAATCGTAGTCGCGGACTGCGGGACGGCGGTGCCGTTGACGTCAGCCCAAATGTAGACGGTTTTGGCGGCGGCGTTTGTGCTTACAAACTGCGCCGAAAACTGAAAATTATACAGGCCGGGGCGGTCCACATAGACGCGAGACGTAGGCGTGCCGAGATAGACACCCTGGCTGTAGTCGGTCTTGTTGAACGTCATCGAGTAGGCGGTATTGGGCGCTGCCGCCGTCTGCGTCGTCTCGTCGTGAAACGCGCCGTTGCGAAGCGAGCCGCTGCCTAGGATGGCGAACAGATTGTAGAGGTAGCGATACCACGGCCGCGAAGGGTAGGGCACCGGGTCTTCAGCAATCGGCACCCGAGCGGCGGGGATCTGCGTGATGTTCTCAGGCACGGGTCGGGCTCGCGATGAGTTCGGCGCCCATAATCGTGATCGACACGGGGTCGGTGCCAGAAATCTCGTACACGCGGTCGCGCAGCTTCAACGTCATGCCCAGCCGGCGCCAGATGACGCGGCGGCCGGTCTGACCGATACGGCCCATCGACCGCCAATGCTCGTTCGACCAAGTGTGGCCGCCATCATCCGACCAACGCAGCATGACCATGGGGGTCATGGTTGTCGAGGTAGACGTCGTAGCGTAGAGAAAATCATCGTTTTCAGTTAACAAACGCTCATCAGACTCGGTGGTGATGTACGCAAAAAATTGCTCGGCTTGAGCCTGGTCAATTACGTTAGCCGGCTCATCAAGGCCAACGCCGCTTTCGCAGTCAAGCTGAAGGCTGTGTTGCGTCGTGCGAAGAAGGGTGTTTTGGCCGGTGGCCAGCGCACGCCACGACCGCAGCCACTTTTGGATAGACCCCGCCTCTGTGTAGACTGAGAGGTCGTAGGCGAAAATCGCGCCCGTAATGTAGTCGCCGACGACAATCTCGTCGCTGAACGACATCTGGTTGTTGCCGCGGTGGCGGGTGAACTGGTTGTTCAGCCAGCCAGCGCGCTGATGCCACACCTGCGTTGCGACGTCGTACACCCAAGTAATGTCGGCGGTCGGGAAGTTCAGAACGTAGAAGGAGTGGCCGTCCTGCTGGTAGGTGTAAGCGGTGGCGTCAGAGATGTCGGAATACTGCTGGATCTGCCACTCAACCGAGTGCGTCGAGATCCGCTCGCCATTGTAGCCCTTTGACCGATAGACGATGCCGCGCCCGCGGGCGTCCGCACCCAGCCAGAAGACGCCGTTGTCCAGCTTGGCGACGGAGAACGGCGCGGCGCAACCGATCTCGTTGAACGCGCCCTGGATGCGGGCCAGCGGGAAGTCAGGGAGCCCGGCGTTGTACCAGACCTCCACCGACGTCTCACCAAACAGCCAGACTTCGCGGTGGTCTACGATCAGCGAGACAAGGTTGTCCGGCGAACCTTCGGCGCTGGCGAAGTCGAGCGGGTCAACCGACGTACCATCAAGGAGCTGCGTTACCCAGAACTTCTGGCTGTTCGGCTCGTTGAAGACAAAGTAGCCGTCGATGAAGCCCACGGTCGTCGCGCCGGGGAAGTCCGGGTCGGTGATCTGGGCGAAGACGTCCGTGTTGGCGTTGTAGATGAAGCCGTCAGCGCCAGCGGCAATGAACAACTGCGTGCCGTTGTCCACCATCGACACCGGGCCAGCGCCGGTAACGGTGCCCTTGATTGTCGCCACCCAAAAGGAGTCGATCTTGTACAGCTTGTCGCCGGACACGGCGTAGCCGTACCCACCAAACGTCCACAACCCCCGCACCGGGCCATTGCCGAGAGTAGCGAGCAGGCGAAGACCAGGCGCGCGCTGGAGAAACGCCGGTTCTTTACCGCCGCTTGCCTCGGGCACGATCTCGGGGAACAGGTTCACCATGCGGTTGTCCGCAGCGTTAACGCTGCGGGCCACATAGGAGGATCCGAGGATCGGCGTCTTCATCAGTAGTTGCCAGCGAAGATGTTGTACCGCTGGCGGGTGCCCACGATGCTGTAGGGCAGCGCCATCACATCATCCGGGTTGTTGATCCGCTTGAGGTTGCGCTTCGACGTCATGGCGATGCGCGACACCTGTGGGGTCGGTTCAACGCCGAACTCCGGTGCCATCTCGCAGGCCAGATTGTAACGGAAGGCGCGCAGGTAACCCGGCGGAAAGGTCAGCTCAGTGGCCAGATTGGCCGGCTGCGACAGCGGGCGAACAGAGACAATGTGAAACTCCAGCACCTTCGTCGGCACCGGGTAAACGTACATCTCGATGTTCGGATAGGTCATGTTGACCCACAGCACCTGGGGGTAGGTGCTGGTGACGGTCTTCACGGCGATGCCATTGTACTGCTGCTGATTAATCAGCTTGAGGCCGTAGGAGATGCCGGTCGCCGGGTCGCGAAAGTAGGTGGCGTCGTCCACTAGGATCGGGCGGTCGCCCACGATGTCGCCGGTCGGCCCAAAGGTACGAAAGAGCGCGCCGGGCGGCCACGTCTCCACTTGATCAATGGTCGAGAACACGGCGAGGCGCTCGGTGTTCCAACTGTCGATCATCTGGTTCATGGCGTTGAGCGCGTCCTGAGACGTCTCAGAGGACGGCGTTTCGCCTTCGGCCAGCACGCCCAGCAGGCGGAGCGATCCGTTGATGATGTCGCCTGCCGTGGCCATGTCAGTCGTCCTTGTTGGCGCGCGGGCGGCCTCGACGGCGCGGGGCCTCAGAGGTCATTGTATCACCACCAGCGGCGCGTGCCAGCATATTGACGGGGGCCGCGTTTGCCTCCGCCATCCGCGACCAGCCGTTCTCCTCGTCCTGTTCGGCCTCAAGGTCCATGAAGGCGACCTTAACGCCGTGCCGAGGGTGTTCAAGGTAGATGACTGGCATGTGAGCCTCAAAAGGTCGGCCCCCTGCCGAAGCAGGGGGCCGGGTACATTACACGACGCGGTAGAGGGCCCAGGCGCCGGCCGCAGACTTGCGGGCGACGAACTGGGCGCCGGTCGTGACCGGGACGGTCATCGTCAGCGAGCCCGTGATCGTCCAGCCGGTGTTGGTGGCGATGATCGCCGTGCCGGAGGACGTGCCGAGGTTCACCAGGCGGAAGGTGAACGCCGTGCCCACCTTGTCCGAGTTGGACAGGACGAGTTCCAGATCCGCCACCGTCGGCAGAGTGTAGGTGACGGACGCGGCGGTGATCCCGGAGTTCGCCAGGATCAGCCCGTTCAGCACCTGCGCCGGGGTGAGCGTCGCCGCCGTAGTGACGGAGACGGGATCGGGGAGCGCGTCGATCAGAGGCTCGTTGAGGTTGCCGTCACCAATCTGGTAACCGCCGCCGCCATTCGGAATCGCCATGTTCGTGTTCTCCTTTCCTGTGCCTTAGCCCCAGAGCCGCACGGCCATGGGCGGGCGGATGGTGTTGAAGCCGTAGAGGACGTCGATACGGCAAGGCAGGCGGTCGTTGTTGATGTCGTACTGGCGCACGACACGCAGCGAGATGCCGTTGTGAACCTGGCGAGAGGCCATGTCCACGCCCTGCGGCAGCAGCAGGTCGGCCGTGGCGAACGAGATGGCGTCCTTGTGGTAGATCAGGTTCTGCGGATACGACGTGGAGGCCGCACCAAGGAACGTGATCACCGCACCCGACTGCGGGAAGCTATCGACGGTCGCCAGCGCGTTGGACGAGGTGTAGAGCGCCGGAGAGATCTTGACCGCGGTGTACGCGCCGCCGGACGCCGCAATGGCCTCCGTCACCACAAACTGCTGGAGCGAACCCGTGGACTCGCGGGTCTGCGGGTTGACCGCAAACACGCTGGCAATCGTGAACACGTCGCCAGCGGCAAGCGTCTGCGAGCCGGTGCCGGTGATGTTCAGCGTGG